TTACGAATTTACATGGATAGATGAATTATAATAAAAATAAAACAAAATGAGAAAAGAAAACAAATTAACAAGCGAGATGAGTAATAAAGGTTTATCAAGAAATCAATTATCAAAGATGACTGATATATCTTTACCTACACTTAGAAAGTATCTGAATGAACCAACATTATTCAGTGTTAAACAAGCGAGAGAAATTAATAAAATTTTAGAAGTATCTGATGACTATGGATTTAGAAACATGTTCGTATAATATGAATGATGACAGCACAACTGTTATGGAAGAGACTAATACAAGTCAGATACATGAGAAGATAATGCAGATTGTCTGTATTGTTTGCAATGTTAAGAAAAAGGAAATATCTAGCCGTACAAGAACTAGAAATTTAGTTAATGCTAGAGTTTTATTTTCTCATCTTGTCAACAAGTATACATCATATACCAAGACAAGAATAGGTAGAATGATTAATAGAGACCACGCATCTGTATTACACTATCTTAAAAATCACCCAATATTTGTTGAATGTGATTTTGAATATAAGTTGTTACATACTCAATGCGAAGCTCTAATAAGAGATAAAGCAAATCTATATGACTTCTCTAATCAAATAACATATATAGAAAGTCTACATCAAGAGATAGAATATTTAAAAGGAAAATACTTGGAGTACAAAGACAAGTATTCTATGCTTAATTATAAGTATGAAAAACTTTGTAAAATTATTAATAATTAATTATTTTAAATTATGAAATCAGAAACAATTTATTGTGGAAATGGAAAGGAAGTAGTATTCGAGGATGGCTCTTCTATCGTAAACTTTAGCGTAGCTTTAAGTAAAATTAAAGACCACGTTTATGATTACAAAGGAGAAAAGTACATCAATCTTACAATCGCTGGTAACAGAGATGGAGAGAATGAATACGGTAAAACTCACTATGTAAAAGTGAACACCTACAAACCTGAAGAGAAAACAGCTACTACATCAAAAGCTGCTAAGGTTGAGGATGACTTACCATTCTAAGATTTACCCTTGTTGTTGAATAGGTAGGGGTTTAGGTTATGTATTTCCTATCCCCTTACTTATTCCCATAAGATAATGAAAGCTAAAATAGAGATAGAAATAGATAGAGAAGACTTATCTGATGATGAGTTAAAATCATTATTAGCTGAAAATCTATACAACATTTGTTTTGAATGGATAACATTTGATGCTCCTCCAATGATAGAGTTTACAGATGGTGAAATAAAAACAAAAGAAAAATCATTTTTTAAATTTAATTGGGATGAAACAAAACAGTAACTTAAAAAGAAAATACGTTTCTAGGGTAGATAAGCTACTAGAGGAAAACGCATCTCTTAACGCTAACATAGGTATAGATAGTACTAAATCTGAAATAGAAGCTGTAAGAAAAAAAATTAGAGCAAACATAAAGAAGATTAAAGATTTATGTCCTTATACATATTCTATAATCGAAGTAGATGATAACCATAAAACAATAAACTAGAAATGTTAATAAAGATAAACAACACATTTGTAGACTCATCTAAGATATTGTTATGCGAGATTAATAACTACATTATAACAATACTATTAGAGGGAGCTATGGAACCTTATGAGATTGTCTTTGAAGATGAAGATGATTGCTTAGATAGTTTCAATAAGCTTTGTGGTAAGATGTCCGTAGTTGACATCAATCAAGAAAACAAAAGTAGAAAGTCTACACTAAAGGAAGACAAGAGGGAATTGTTCGATACATTTTGGGAGTTATATCAAAAGAAAGTAGGATACAGCAAATGTTTAGAAAAGTTTATGCAGTTCGGAATACCTACTATAAGTGAAATAATAAAAGCTGTACCTAAGTATGTTAAAGATACTCCTGATATTAAGTACAGAAAAAACCCATTAACTTGGCTCAATGGTAGATACTGGGAAGATGAGCCTATAAAACAAAAAGAAAAAGAGAAAGAAAAGTTTAATCACGATGAATTATTTTAGTAATGAGTTTAGCCAACGACCAAATTACGATAAGCAAAAACGAGGGAGAAGTGAGGACAATATGTCGCTCATGCTCTCCTGAAAGAAAAAAAACAAAAGAGAAGTGCCTAGCTATAAACGCTGAAAGCGGTGCTTATATATGTCATCACTGTGGAGACTCAGGTATTATAATAACCCATAGAACAATGGGTTCTAATGAACCTAAGTACGAAAGACCTAAGTCATTAAATTCAACTCCATTATCTGATAAATTATACGAATGGTTTAAGGAGAGAGGTATATCTTCTAATACCATATTAAGAAACAGAATTACTCAATCTGAAGAGTATATGCCTCAAGTAGGTAAAGATAGAGTAACAATCAACTTTAATTACTTTAAAGATGGAGAGCTTATCAATATAAAATACAGAGATGGAGAAAAGAATTTTAAGCAGACTAAAAATGCTGAGAAAATATTCTACGGACTTGATGATATTAAAGATTGCAAAGAAGTATATATTGTAGAGGGTGAGATGGATAAACTATCTTTAGAAGAGGTAGGTATCACAAACTGTGTGAGCGTTCCTGATGGAGCACCTAATCCAGGTACAAAAAACTACGACAATAAATTCAGCTACCTTGATAATTGTTGGAGTTATTTTGAAAATGTAGAGAAGATACATATATGCTCTGATAATGATACAAACGGAAGAGTTCTTCTTGAAGAAATAAGCAGAAGGCTTGGAAGAGAAAGATGTAATATAGTTGAGTTTCCTGAAGGTGTAAAAGATGCCAATCAGATGTTAATGGAACTCGGAAAGATAAAACTAGAGGAATGCTTAAAAAACTCTAAACCTTATCCAGTTGAGGGAGTCTTTACTGTTGATAGTGAAAAAGGATATATGCTTGATGTATTCCACAACGGTAAGAAGAAAGGATTGACTACTGGATATAAGATACTAGATAATCACTATAAACTAAGGACATCAGAGTTGGATGTTTGGACTGGAGTTCCAGGCTCAGGTAAAACCATGATGGCTATGCAGATAATGTTAAACGCATCTGTTCTTTACGGATGGAAGTGGGGAGTATTTTCTCCTGAGAATTATCCAGTAGGTGATTTATTTGATGTTCTAGCTGAGATGTATATAGGTAATACATCAGATATGGATAAAGAGAGAAGAATGACAGAGTATGAATATGAGAATGCTATAGAATTTCTCAATGAGCACTTCTACGCTATTTATCCTGAAGATGATTTCAGCCTTGATAATGTATTGTCAAAGTTCAAACACCTTGTTATGCGTTATGGCATTAAGGGATGTTTACTTGACCCATTCAACCAACTTGACCATGAGTTTAGAGGAAAGGATGAAACTACATACATCGGAGAATGCTTGACAAAGATTAGAAGATTTGAGCAAGTCAATGACCTAAAGTTTATCATCATAGCACATCCTAGAAAGATGGATAAAGATGAAAGCGGATTACACTACAAAATGCCTACAGCTTATGATATTAGTGGTTCTCAGAACTGGTTTAACAAAGCTGATAATGTAGTGTGTATTCATAGAAACAACCCACAAGATACCTTTGACACTTCCGTAAGAGTCAATATTCAGAAGGTTAAATTCCAAAAACTAGTTGGCATACCTGGTGAACAACTTTTGAAGTTTGATAGGAGGTCGAACAGGTATCTTGACTTGGGTAATAGCTGTCCTTTAGATAAGGTTAGTTACACTTATTCAGTATTAATGGCTTCAAGCCCATCAGATAGTTTTTATCCAGGATAATGAAAGCAAAAGAATTTTTAAAACAGAAAGGTCTCCCAAATGTTCATCAAGGCAACATAGAATATTGGGCTAAATTATTAGAAGAGTATAGTAAAATTAAATTTCAAGAGTATTTTAAAATTAAAGAAAAGATAAAATGAAAAACTGGAATAGTAAAAAGAAAGAATATACTGACATCATAAAGAAAGATACTAGAGAGAAGGCTCAATTAGCACAATTTCTAAAACTTCAAGGAATGTCAATTAAGGAAATAGCTGAAAAGCTAGAATTAAGTGAAAGTAGAATTAAAGAATATTTAAAAGATGAATAAACCAAAAGAAGGAGACACAAGAGAGATGTTTCTACACGAAATTATGACAAAAGGAGTATTTATGATTGATACTGAAGACGGAGAAGAAATCGAAGTATCTGCACAAATGCACGTATTAGCTGAAATCATACAAGAGTTTGATGGAGAAGATTGGATTGAATTAGATAGAGAAGCAGAAGAAGATTATTTTTATTTAACTGGTTATGAAGAAGGTTATAGATTTGATGAAGAACAACTATGCGAATTGTATGGTTCTGACTATATAGATTATGAATGGAATGGTTTTAGTATTGATTGGTGTGGTATTGAACAAACAGATACTAAAGAACAAGCGTTAGAGAAGTGGGAAGTTTATAAAAACAAATTTCCATTACTAACATCTAAAGACCAATTTGAAGAACTTTAATAAAATTAATTATGAGTAAAATGGAAAAAGGATTTATGTCTCAAGAAGACATGGCAAGAGCTAACATCATGTTGGCTTTACTTAGAGCGTTCTGCGATTCCATAAATGGAATGAATGGAGCTCATAGACATGCTTTAAAGTTAAAGTATAATAGATTAGTTAAAACAGCTAATCAATATATTAGGGAGTTAGATAAGATAAACGCACTAACTGACGGATACATGGCAATATATGATGATATAAATGATATGCTTTATGAGAAAAGAGATATACCTACTGGAGCTGAGAGTGAGATGGTGGAAGACCAAGACCAACAAGCTGGGAGTAACGAGAAGGGAAAAGAATAGTAACGAAAAGGTTATAGAGGTTATAACAGTAGAGAAAGATAAGGATGCTATCTATTCAAATCCATACGTTATGAATAAGATAAGAAATAAGATTGGCATATCCTCTATGGCTAAAGTTGATATTGTGATTATCGAAACAATTAAAGAAACATCATTAGGAATAAGCAATGACGTATACTAAATTTAAAAACGATTTAAACACTGGAAACGAAGGTGAATGGAACGTAGCTAACTTCTTAATGAAGGAGTACGGAGTTTATAACATAGAGTATAATGATGATTATAGGTGGGATATATCAGCTACTAGTCTAGCTACTAAAAACAATACTTATTTCGAGGTTAAGACAGATGTGTATGAGAGAGACACTGGAAACATGGCTATAGAAATAAGATATAGAGGAAATCCAAGCGGAATATCTCATACTCTAGCGAATTATTTTATATATTACTATAAGAATACTGGTCAGCTTTATATGATAAGATGTGATGAGCTAAGACAATTAATTAAACAAAACATAAAAAACATGAGAGTCGTAATGGGGGGAGATGATAACCAAAGTGAATTAGTACTCTTGGATAGAAGAGAGTACGGAGACCACTTCCAAATGTTTTACCATACCTATGAACAAAAAGGTAAGAAATGCGACTGTAACGAAGAAGGGCAAGAAGACGTTCCGTTCTAAACTTGAACTTTTTACATACAACGAATTAAATAGTAATAATATACCATTTCAATATGAAGAGGTTAGGTTTGAATTAATACCTGCATTTAACTTTGAACCGAGCTGTATTGAAAAGAAAAAGAGCAGAGGTAGGATTATAATGAAGGAGTCTGTTAAAAAAAATAGACCAGCTACTTATCTTCCTGATTTTGTTAATCTGAAGGAAGGATGGATAATAGAAGTTAAGGGTCTCAGGACAGAAGCATTCAACCTTAGATGGAAGCTATTCAAAAAATACCTTGTCGATAACAAATTATTTTACGACCTTTACATGCCTGGAAATCAGGCACAAGTAAAAGAAGTTATTAAGATAATTAAACGTAAATATGATAGGTAATATACTTGGTGGTTTGTTCGGTAAAGTAGTTGAAAATGCCGAAGGTATACTAGATGAAATCATAACCACAGACGAAGAAAGAGAAAAGGTTAAGTTAGAATTACAGAAGATTTTACTAGAAGCTGAACGTGAAGCTTTCGCTAAAGAAGTGGAAGATAGAAAGTCTGCTAGAGAATTATATAAAGATGACGCTATAATACAAAAGGTTTTAGCTACATTATTTACTGTAGCGTATTTTGGAATCAGCTTTGTAATGTTTCAGTATTTTGTAACAGGTAGCTTAGACTTAGGTGAGTTTGAGATTAGTTTCATCTCTACAATATTTGGAGCTATGAGTGCTAAGGTTAATACTATAATCGACTTCTTCTTTGGAGGAAGCTCACAAAAACAAAGTAAGTAATGGCAAAGGCAGTAGGATTTAGCTTCAGAAAAAGAGTTCCTAAAAAAAGACCTAATCGTCATAGCAAAAATGCTAGTAAAGGTCAGACTGGATATAAGTCAAATTATAGAGGTCAGGGTAAATAAAAGATAACCCCCTTTTTCAGGAGGCTATCTCAACAAAACAATGAAAAAACAAAAAGTGTAGTCAGGATGACTACGAGAAAGAAATTATAAACCCTTGTAGTTTATGGTTACTTCTTCACCACTCTCCAAAGCTTCAGCAATAGGAGGATAAATTCTTTTATAAGCTTGCGTAGACTCACCAATGAATCCGTCTTTTTGTACCATGTTATTAACTTGGGAGTCCCCAACAAGGAGACAACCAGCGGTATGCTCGTCTGTGTTTCCGCAATGTATAAGAATAAAATCAAAGTCAGGAACATCATTAATCTGTAACATTCCTTTGTGGAATGAAGGGAATCTTTTCTTGTACTTAGAGTGAAAACCACCCTCTTTGCGAAACCCAATCTTGTAAACGCCATCAGGAATACGAGTCTCACCAGAAATTTTATTGTCTCTATACTCATCTTCTAATGTATACGCAAGAAACACACGCTCAGTTGTTACATCAAATAACAATCCTGAAGTGGAGTCTTCTCCGTTACTGAATCTGAGTACTTCTAATTTCATATTAAGCTTTAGTGTAGAATGCAAATTCTCCTACAACAGCAGCTGTATCAGAAACAGCGGTTAATCCTTGAGCTCCTTTCAAAGGAAAGAAAGCAAACTCTCCAGCACCTACGTCTGAAAATGTGTTTCCAGATGCATCTTGCAACGTTATTATGTTCGTGG